CGACGTGAGGTCGTCCCGGTTCAGCCAGTCGGCGATGCTCGCCCTAAGCGCGCTGTATGAGTTGAGGGCCATCCACCTGTTCCTTCATCGCCCACGCGCCTTCGTGTGAATACTCGAAGGTCCCGATATGCCTCACCTGGTGCGAGAGGTCATGGTCCACGAGTACCTCGTATCCCGCCTCGCGCGCCTTGCGGCAGAAAAACACGTCCTCGCCGATGTAGTGATTCCCGATGGTGGAGTAGGGGATCGCAAACCACGGCGCCTCCACCTTCTCGAACACCTCGCGCTTCACCATCATCACCCCCATGCCGATGTAATCCACCGGCTGGAGTCCCTCAGAGTCCGGCGCGGTATACACCCGCCCGATCTCGCCGTTGTTGTCCATCATCGCCACCGGCTTGACCGGCATACGGCGCGTCGCATAATTCGCGGCCACGATGGGCTTGTCGCGCAGGATAAGGTGCCCGATGGTCTCCCTCGGGAACCGCATGTCTGAGTCAAGCCAGAGGAGATAGTCCGCCTTCTCCTCGAGAGCCTGCCGCGCAAGCTCCATCCTTTGAGAGGCGATCAGAGTCCCGTGCGAGGTGAAAAGCAGCACACGGTCGTCTGTTGTCGCGGTGTGGAACGACATCGCGCGCGCTAGGTCATAGGCGAACGAGGTCATCACCGTGTCCCTTGCCGGGACCAGAATCGCGACCGAGCGGCTCATACGCGCCCCGGCCGTGTTCTGAAAAATCTGTTGTCGGGGTCGTTGAGCCAGCGCTTCATCGCGCTAGGGTCGTCGATGATCCCGTCCTTCTTCAGCCGGTAGAACAACGGCATCGGAATCGACGCCACCTTGCTCCACTCGCCCCAGCGCGTCCTCTCGTCGGTCGCGGCATACTGGGCCTTGTTCTGCTCCACCAAGTCGCCGACCTCGAAGACCGTCTCGATGGTCGCCTCGTCAGAGTCGGCGTCGTAGTGCCACCACTTCGTGGTGCCTGTCGTCGGGTCAAAGTCGAAAAGCTTCTTGCCCGAAGATTGCATGTTCACCTCAACTCAAAGGGCGCCGGCACAATTACCGGCGCCCCCGAGTTTACATCACCCGATTAGGTCGTGGTGAGGTCAGCCGCGAGGCCGTGCGCGGCCTCGGTGTTGACCTTGAGGCCCCACTCGACCACCAGCATCCGCTTCTCGGCGTCGCCCGTCTTGGCGAGCTGCACCGTGCTGAACGGACGCAGGAACGAAACGGCCGCGTACTCAGGGTCGAGCACGAAGGCGTCACGCTCACGCTGGAACCGGTTCGGGACCACGTTCACGCTGCCGAAGTCGGAAACGTAGACATCGGCCGCGCCGATGATGGTCGCCTGGCGGTTGCCCGTCACCTCGCGGCGGATCTCCGCGATGCCGGTAAAGCCCGACACGCGCGCCTTGTTCACCGGGCCAACCATCAGCACCTTGGGGGTGCCGCCGGACGCCCAGACCTTCTGGATGACCGACTTGAGGATGGCCTCCGTGAAGGTGCGCAGGTTGGCGGCGGTCGCGTCGGTGCGGGTCGCCGTCGGGGACGAGGTGTACACCGGATCGGCGCCGCCCGTGCCCTTGTCGGTGTTGGTCTTCAAGAAGGCCAACAGCGAGCCCGTCTTGCGCAGCGCCGTGCTCACGCCAGCCGAGCCGGCCGCGGCCGCCTGGTTGGTGAGGATGATGCTCTCCATGTCGCGCTTGATCTCGGCCGAGCGCTTGGCGAGCTGGTAGGCCAACTCCGAACGACGGCCGGCCTTGTCCACCGACTCGAGGGTGCCCGAGATGAGCAGCGTCTTGTTGCTGATCTGGGTGTAGTTGCCGAGGCGGACGGTCGCGGCGGTCGAGTCGAAGGTCGTGATGTCGTCGCCTTCCACCTGCGCGTTCGTGGTGCTAGCAGCGGCGAGCGAATCGGTCTGCCACTCGAAGTAGGTGTTCTTCACGTTCTCGCGGCCGACGTTCGACATGAACGGCGTCTCTTCCGGCGAGATGTTGTAGATCACATTCGAGAGGGACTCACGGATACCTTTTGCGTTAAAGGTATCAAACGTATTGCTGGTCTGGGACATTAGAAGTTACTCCAAGAATTGTTCAAACACGACAGCCGCGTCGCGCGTGCTGCCACTATTTGCGAGTCTTGAAAAAGCGGCCTTCGATGCGACGACCTTGGACGACTGCGGCGTGGAGGCGGCTCCGGCCCTCATGGGCTTGGCCTTCTGGATGATCTGCGGACGCATCTGATCGCGTTTGCTCATCAGCTGGTCAAACATCATCGCCTTGCGCAGCGCCAGGACGGCCCGGGCGTCGTAGATGTCCGAAATCTCCTCGACCGTAAAGCCGAGTCTTTCGGTGGCATATTCGACGATTTTCGCCTTCTCGGCGCGCGCCTTGTCAGCGTCGCGCCACTCTGGCATGGCCTCCAAAAGCTTGCTGCGTTCGGACTCGAGGGTCTTCTCGGCCTCCGCTCTCTCTTCAGCCTGCTGCTGCTCCACCAGAGCCTGCTTCTGGGTCTGCACCCACGCCGCCTGCTCTTGCCTGGACCGGACCAGCTCGCGCTGTCGCACCCACTCGACCGGGTTCTCTGCGTAGAGCCTCTCCCAGTCAACCTCGGGCGGTTGCAGCGACTTGAGCGTGCCCTCCAGGGCTGCCAAGGTCTGCGCATACCGTTGCCGCTCTTCCCGCGCCAGGGCCGACTCTTGCTGTGCCTGTTTCCGGGCCTCGGCAATCGCCTGCGTCTTGCGCGTGTAATCCGCGGTGCGGGAGTAACCCTTCAGCAGCTCATCCAGCGGGACGTCGACTTCTTCCCCGTCAACCTTGACGCGGAATGTCTGGCCCGGCTGGGGCGCCTCTTCGGCATCCTCCTCGCCTTCGGTCTGCTCGCCCTCGTCGGCGGACTCGCTTGCCGCTAACTCGGGCTCATCTTCCACCACGCCTTCCGTTTCGGGCTGCTCGTTTTCGCCTTCATCGGCGGCGAGCATCTGCTCGAAGACATCTTGCGTGGACTGTACGTTTCCCGGGGGTGTACCCGTGCCGGTAGTGCTCATGAGTCCATTGTCACCGTCTACCAGAGATTTTGTCGATGTCTCGGTTGGCGATGGCGCCGTTGTCGATCACCACCCGCAGGTGGCGCTGGATCTCGGCCAGGATGCCGACCGCGAGCCACAGACGCTCGCGCTCCTCTTGGTCGGCGGGCTTGCTCTGCCGCCAGGCTTCCATGTACCGGCGCTCGAGCTCGGCGAAGGCCTCGGCCATGATGGGGTTCTCGAGCAGCTCCTTGGCCTGCACCCCCTTGCCGGCGTCGATGTACGGGTTGCGCTCGCTCAAGCCAACAGCCCGGTCTTGGGGCGGTTCTTCATGGCGCGCTTCAAGAGCTTGCCGCCCTTGTCGGCCTTGTTGAACTCCTTGGCGACCTTCATCGGCACGCCCACCTTCTTGGCAAACTCCTTGGAATGCGCGGCGGCGGCCATGAGGCGGGCTTGCTTGGCGGACTTGCTAGGCATCAGCGGTTCTCCTTCTGCTTTCGGTATCGGTCCAACAGCCGCCGCCCCTTGGCGACGGCGCTGGCCTTGTCTCCACGGTGCCCCCACGCCTCGAGGCTCAGCTTGAGGCGCGTCTTGTCGCCCTGCTCATCCACCAGGAGCCCGGGCATCGAGCCCATGCGCGTCAGGAACGAACCCTTGCGGCGCATCTCCTGCGGCGAGTCCGGCGCTCCCTTGACCGGCGCCTTCAGCGTGCCGCCGGTCTGCGCCTTGTACGACGCGCGCCCCTTGGCATTCAATCCGCCGCGCGGGTTTTTCCCGGCGGCGCGTTGCCACGCCGGCGTCTTCACCCGCGCTTCTTCGCCGTCTTCTTCGAGGCCTTGAAGGCCGCGGCGGTCGGAGCGCCCTTGGCGCCAGGCTTGCGCATCTTCTCGCCGCTGCCGGCGGCGATCCGCGCGCGCTTGGCGTTTATGTTGGCATAGAGTCCGGGCTTCATGGCATGAACCTCTCGTGTTAAAAAATCGTCAGAAGTCTAACTCAAGCATCTCCCGGCTGCTGCGGGCGAACGGGGAAAACCTCGGCGCTATGTTGAGCGGGATGTATTGCTCCGGCTCCATATAGGACGGAGCGGGTGGAATGTACTGGATTGGCTCCGCATAGGTCGGAGCGGGCGGGGTGTACTGCATTGGCTCCGTGTAGGACGGAGCAGGCGGAATGTACTGGATTGGCTCCGCATAGGACGGAGCGGGCGGGGTGTACTGCATTGGCTCCGCATAGGACGGAGCAGGCGGAATGTACTGGATTGGCTCCGCATAGGACGGAGCGGGCGGGGTGTACTGCATTGGCTCCGCATAGGACGGAGCAGGCGGAATGTACTGGATTGGCTCCGCATAGGACGGAGCGGGCGGGGTGTACTGCATTGGCTCCGTGTAGGACGGAGCGGGTGGGGTGTACGGCGCTGGCGCATACGCCGGAGCCGACTGCACCGGCGTGTCCTGCATCTGCACCGGCATGATGGAATCAAAACCCTGCACGGCAGGCGCCGACGGCGCCTCGCTCTTGGCCGGCAGGGCTTGATCAAAAGGGAACGAAAAGCCCCCCATGTACGGCTGCGGCATCACAGCTGGGCGCATCATCAAATCGGGCTGCGGCGTGACCGGCCCCATCTCGATGCGCTGCCCGCCGCCACCCGGCTGGTACGCGCCGCCTCCAATCGGCATGGGCTGCGGCAGAAATTGCAGGCCGCCAGAAGGCTCACGGTTAGGGATGGTGGGTGGGTTATACGGCGGCGGCTGCTCCGGCTGGAAGAGGTCCTCGAACATCTGCCGCCGTCGGCGCATCCGGCCGCCCATCCCGCCGCCACGGCGACCACCGCCGCCGAAGCCGAATCCGCCGCCATACCCGCCGCCAAAAAAGGAGGTCGCCGCGAACGGGTCGAAGGCAGGACCGCCATAGTACTGCTGCGAGAAGTAGCGGGAGAATGCGTCGTTGATGGTCGGCTCGTAGGCCGGCGCGCGCATCCCGCCGCCGAAGCCGCCAAAGCCGCCTCCGCCGCCCATGTCATAGCCGCCGAATTGCGTGCCATAGCCGCCGCCGAACGGGTTGTATCCGCCCATTCCGCCGCCATAGCCGCCGCCGCCAAACGGGTCGTAGCCGCCGCTGTAGCCGCCGAAGCCCATCGGCGAGGCCTGCTGTCTCTGCCCCATGAATGCGTTGCTCATGCTACACGGCCTCCGCGCCGCTGATGTATACCGTTATGTGGTTGGCGTCGCTGCCCTTCACCTGGATCGTGTCCCCGGCGTTCAAGATCTGCAGCCCGGTCCACCTGTGCGTGGTGTGGGAGCTAATTTGAAAATTGCTGAATATCTCAAACGCCACGCCGGCTGTTTGGCCGGTCGGAACAATCGCCACAAATGCGTTGCTGTTGCCTGAGTGCGTGTTGCACAGGTTGATGTCCTTGATGTACGCGCGCTTGTCCGCCGGGCAGGTGTACACGGTCGCGTAACTGGTCGTCAGTTGCGCGCGCCCGAGGCGCAGGCCCACGATGTCTTGGAAGTTCGCCATCAGTTCACCGAAATCCAATGCAAAACATTCAAGCTGTGAATAGCCGGCAAGATCTCGCGGTTCACATTGTCGATCTGCGTGAAGTACAGCCGGTTCTGGTTTTGGAATTGGTTGATGTACTGCGGCGCGTAACCCTGCGGGGCAGGGTTAGGGGCGGGCGCAGAGAACGGGTTCAGCTCCTTCACATCATGCCCATCGGCGGCGGCTGCATCGGGGGCGGCTGAATCGGCGGCAGCGGCGCGGGCGGCAGAATCTCAGGGATCACCGGGCGCTGCACGCTCGGGCTCGCCACGCGCGGCTCGGCCATCATCGCCTTGATGCTCTCGACGTCCACGGCCGTGCCGCTCTTCAGCTGGATTTCGTAGGCGCGCAGCATCATCTCCGCCTCTTGCTTGTCGCGCGCGCGGTCATCCTCGAGCAACATCTGCTGGCGCTTGAGCTCCAGCTCCGCCTGCTTGTTCTGGATGTCCGCCATAATCTTCTGGCGCTCCACCTCGGCCAAGATCATCGCCGGGTCAGGCGGCGGGGGCGGCGGGGGCGGCTGCGGCGGCATCAGCGACGGGTTCGAGAAGAACTCGTCGGCGTTCTTGTATCCAGATGCCTGCACCAGACGCGCGAGCGTGTTCCGGTACTGCTGCGGCGTCACGAGCGGGTTCTGCGGCCCCATCGTCTGCAGGATCTGCTCCTGCTTCTGGGCGATGGCGGTCAGCACAGAGACCTGCTGCTCCTCGGTGCCGCCGCCCAAGGCGACGTCCACCTCGACGTCCATGTCGGCGTTCCAGGACCGCGGGTCAATCGGCACCCATTGATTGCGAAGGCGCACCACCCGCGCTCGGTCCTGATTTTCTACGACGAGCTTGAGAATGCCCTTGAACAGGGCGCGCATCCCGGTTTCGGAGAAAATCCGGGCGATCAGCTCAAGGTGCTGCTGCGCTGCGCTTACCGTCGCGGCTACCGCCGCGCGGGTGGTGCTCTGGAGTGCGTCGGCGTCGAGGCCCATCGAGGCCTTGCTCATGCCGGTGCGGGTCTCGCGTACCTCGTCGAGGTAGCCCAGCATCGGGAAGGCGGCCTGGCCGACGAACGGCACGGCGAACGGCTGGACCGCGCCGGCTTGACGCATACGGATGACGCCGCCCACCTCGGTGTTCAGCACGTCGTCCATGTTTACCTGCCCCTCGACCACGCCCACCCGCGGGTGGATGGCGAGCGACAGCGAGTCGAGCATGTTGCGCATGATGGCCGACTTGATCTTCTGCAGGTCGGCGGTCATGTCGAACATGGAGAGCCCGATGAGCGCGTGCGGCTCCGGGTCCGGGCAGAAGAGCGCGAACGGCGAGTGCGAGCACGGCTCGTTCATCACCATCTTGTAGCTCGGGCCGATGGTGCAAATCTTGCGCAGCTCCGAGATGCCGTCCTTGTCGTAGTCGACCCGGATGTAGGCCTCGCAGTAGAGCACGCGCTTGTCGTCTTGCGTGCCGCCCGGGCCATAGGACTGGGCGTAGGGGTTGCGCGCCAGGTACTCGTCGTTCGTGTCGAGCTCGTAGACGCCCATCTGCGCCTCGACCTCATCCTTGTCGTAGCCGAGCGCCACGAGGTCAGAGACGCGCATCATCCGCCGGTGCGCGACCAGGGTCGCGTCCTCGACGGAGCGCGCGCGGCGGTCGATCAGGAACTCCTCGGGCGGGATCGCCTCGATGCGCACCCGGCCGTTCTTGGTCTCGCGCTTGAGCTCGACCGAGTAAATCTGCGGCGCCGGCGGCGGCAGGCCCGTCATCGGGTCCACCACCGGCGCGCCCGTCATCGGGTCCACCGGCGGCTGGTACGACGGGTCGTCCATCGCCGAGATGGCGCTACCCACGACATCCGGCTCCGAGAGCAGCACCGTCAGCGCCGAGTCATCGAGCCCGGTGAAGTACTCGGTCTTGACCTCGACCCTCTCCTCCCAGACGTACTTGGCGATGCCGAGCGCGCCGCGCAGGGCGTCCTTGAAGACCGAGTAGCAAATCAGGAATCCGTTGTTGTCGTTCTGGAAGATATGGTTGATGTAGTCGGTCGCCTGCTCGGCGGACGCCACGTCTTCCGGGTTGCGCGGCGCAAACTGGACAATCTTCTTCGAGCCGAAAAAGACCTTCATCAGCGACGGCATGATGCCGTTGATGGTGTCGCGCACGTCGGTCGAGACGACCTGCGATCGCCCCTCCTCCTCGTTGCCGAAGGGCTCGCCGCGGTAGTATTGGATGGCGCGCGCGCGGACCGGTGAGAGCTCCGCGTCGATAAACGAGGTGGCATCCGTCAGCTCGCCGCCGACCAGCGCCTCGAGGTCGGCGTCGTCCATGGTCTCCACGAAACCAAGGGACTGCTCGCTCTGCTCGATCAGGGACCCGTCTGCTCTATACATGAAATCGCCACCCGTGCCGATTTTGGTCTATCCCCATTGTCAGCCTAAAAGGGAGCCAAACTCGGCGACCGTTAGCCGAACCAGCCACGCCTCGCGGTCCTTCACCCCGAACGAGAGCACGAACCCGCCGCCGTGCTCGGCAAGCCCGGCGCAGAATTCGACCTGCGCGCCGCGGAAGTAAAACTCCCGCCCGGCGTGCGCCGGCATCAGCTTGTCGTCGTAGCGCACCAGCCGGTGCGCGTAGTACACCCGCCCGCGCTCCTTGCGCCGCTGGTGTACCACCCCGACCCAGGCGTCGCCGTGGCGGATGATCTGCGAGCCGCCAGACCAGCCGCCGAGCTCAGGGAACGACTCGAAGCAGAGTTTCTCCCGCGCCGGCAGCAGCTGGTACGACTCGGCCGGGTGGTGCGAGTACACAAACGAGAGCCGGTCGCCGTCGGCGCGCGGCATCCAGTTCTTCTCCATCTCCTGGGCGTGCGGGCTGTGCAGAAACTCGAGCTCGTCAACCAGGCGGCCATCCAGGGCGCAGAGCGCCATCGTCGTGCGCACCCGGGGGCCGTGGTGCAGCCCCGAGGCCGTAAATCGCCACCGCCCGCGGAACCAAAATAGCCTCCCGTCCTCTAAGCCGTCCCGGCACGGCAGCCGCGACGCCCGCTGCGCGGCGTCGTCCACGCGCTCGACCCGCGCCACCGACAAGTCATCGCCAAGGTCGGCGATGTAGTTGACCGTATCCGGCCCCGGGTCGTCCCGAAACCAAATCCCGTCCGTCTCGCCGAGCTCGTAGTTCACGGCGCGGATGAAACACCGCAGCTCCCCGCCCGGGCCGACGGCCACCGACGGGTTACACGGCAGCATCGGCGCGCACGGCACCTCGAGGCGCACGAAGCGCCCCGCCGGCAGCCGGTCGCTGAGTATCAGGCCGCCTTCTTGTCCGAAGGAGGCCGCGGCGCACCCTTCCCGCCACCCTTCGGCGGCTCCGGGGGCTGCGGCTTCTCGGGGGACTTCTTGTCGAGCCGGCGCTGGAACCGCGCCACGTCGCTTGGCTTTAGCATTCACGGGTACCTCACATGTGGATGGTTGATGGCATCGGCACCGCAAGGTCCTGCGTTGCCTGGGAGACCAATGGCGGCACCGCCGTCAGCACCCGCAGGTGCGGCAGCGCGTGCCACTCGAGCAGGATGTCCACGGGCGTGTTCGCGGGCTTGGTGTACATCTGCAGCGTCGGGATCGCGCGTCGGCGGTGCCAGATCGCGGCCGTACACAGCGGGTACTTGATCTCCCACAGGCTCGCCGACTCCTTCTTCGCCGGCTTCTGGTCCGTGCAGCACGAGTTCAAGTACACCAGGTCGCACCACTCGGGCACCTCGGCGCGCATCTGCGCCCAGCGCTCGGCAAAGTTATCCGGCAGGATGAAGTCATCCTCGAAGATTACGAACTCCTCGTGCCCCTCGCGCCACGCAATCTGCCACGCGATATGCCACGACAAGACCAGGCACGTCGCGCCGCGGGTCACGAAATAGTCCGAGTGCATCGGAATCTCGGACTTCACCTGCATCGTCTTGCCGAAGATACCGTAGATGAAATCCAGCTCGATGCCGGCCTTCGCGGCCTGCGCGCGGGCGTGCTCGGTGCGCTCCGGGGTCTCGGAGAGCGTGATGCAGTAGTACTTCACGCGATTCCCTCCACGCCGCGGTCCTTGCCAAATGCGAACTTGCCCGAGCGGCGCACGACAGAGCGGTGCAGGAAGTGCGCGTCGCAAAACTCGTCCACCGCGCGCGTCACGCCGGGCCACGCCTGGTAGTCGTCGCCGAACAGAATCCCGCCCTGGCGCAAGAGCGGCCAGTAGTTTGCGAGGTCCGCCTTGCAATCCTCATAGTCGTGCGAGCCGTCGATGTAAATCACATCCGCCACAATATTTTTTTCGGCCACCACCCGCGCCGCGATTGTCGCCGGCAGGGGGAGGGGGGTCACGCGCTCGGTCAGCTCAAGGTGCACCATGTTCGACAGGAACAGCTCGTGCAGCCGAGGGTAGCCCGCGTGCAGCCGCAGCGCCTCGTGCAGCCAGCGATTGTCCCCGTCGTGGCGCGCGTAGTTCTCGTGCGACCCGAGCCAGGTGTCGATGCACAAGAGCCGCGCGTCGAGCCCGAGGCGCTTGCAGATCGCCATCATGTTAGCCGCCGAGCGCCCCTTCCACGAGCCCACCTCGATGATGGTCGTGGGGCGCACCGCCGCCAGGACTTGCTCGAACATCGGGTCATCCGAGCCCCAGCCCTGCAGGTCGTGCTCGACTATCTTCGCGCCCGAGTACGGGTCCACCAAAAAGAAATCCCGCCAGTTCATACCACCCCCCGAATCTGCCGCTTCATCGCCTTCTGCCAGGTCGGCGCGTACACGCCGCCGCCCGTCGCCGCCTCAGACGCAAAGGTCAGCACGAACGCGTCCGCCACGTCGGGCGACGCAAGGCCACGGCGCTTCATGTCGTCCTTGCCCTCGAGGCGCAGCTTCCCGTTCGACATGAACGAGTAGCGCGGCGAGGATAGCTCATTCACCAGGCGCTCGTCGCGCGGCAGCTTGCAGTCGCGCGCCTCGAGCCACGCCTTCGCCTTGCCCCAGAGCTCCGCGCGCAGGTTCATGTACTGCCCCTTGAAGGCCGGCGACTCGCCGACGTTGATCCCGCGCGCCGGCAGCTTCAGCTCCCGCAGCCGGTCCACCACGCCCGCGCCAAGGCCGATGCTGTCCACCAGTATCTCGACCGGGCGGTCGCGGTGGTCGGTGCTCTCCCACTCGTGCATCACCGCGCCCGTCAGCGCCATCAGGTCGAGGCCCCTCCATGTCTTCACCGGCGCCACGACCACGTTCGCCTGGCGCTTGCAGAGCGCCGAGGAGTCCGCGCCGAAGCGCGCCACGTCCAGCCCCCAGAGCACCGGCGCGCCCGGGTTCTGCACCACGTCCCGGTCCACCGCCGACTGGGCGAGCTCAAGCCCGATCAGCGTGTCGTCATCCGCCACCGGGAACTCGCCCAGCACGCGCACCCGGTAGGCGTTGCTGCCCTCGCCGTAGCGGCTCGACATCTCGGCGACGTAATCCTCCGACACCCGGGGCGAGTCGAGGCAACTGACGTGCAGGTTCTCCCACTCGCCGGACAGGCGGTGGAAGGTGTCGTAGAAGTACCCCTGCGTCCGGGTGGGGTTGCCCAAGAGCAACGTCGTGGCGTTGTGGCCGGACATCGAGCCGCCCGCCGACTCGAAGACCGCCTCGGACACGCCCGGGGCCTCGTCCACCACCAGCAGCACATACTCGGCGTGGATGCCCTGCAGGGCGTCCGGCTGCTCCGCGCGGCTGGTGCGCGCCGAGATGAAGGCCTCCTCCGGGCTCGCCTTCAGCTCGATGCGGTCGGACTTGATCTCGAGCAGCTCGGCCACCGCCGGCGGCAGTAGCTTGGCCCAGCGGCGGCACTCGCCGAAGAGGGCGTCGAAGAGCTGCGAGGCCGTGGGGGCGGTGACGACCACCTTCACCGGGACGCGGGTGAGCATGAACCAGAGCATGGCCCACGAGGCCACGGTGGACTTGCCGGTGCCGTGGCCGGAGCGGACGCTGATTTTGCGCTCACCGGCCGCCAGAAGCTCCAGGAGGCGACGCTGCCACGGGTCGGGGGTGACGCCTAGGACCTCCTCCACGAAGGCCACAGGGGCCGCGTGGTAGCGTTTGACGAAGGCGAAATACGGGTTTTCAGAATTTTTCATACGGTCCGTGTGGGGTTACGCAAGCGCCGACCCCCCGCCGGGGGCCACCCGCCGGGGGGGGGGTCGGCGGGCGGCCGGAATCGCCCGGCGCCCCGACCCTAGGGGAATCAAGCACTTACGCGCGCCCCCGTCGTTGAGGGGGGGATTGTCCGCAGGGCGGTCACAATCGCCCCGATTTAACATAATGGGTGTTATACGCACTACGCGCCGCAACCCCTTGAGAATCAAGCACTTGCGCCGTGCGTGTGTGTGCGCATCGGTGCCCGAGCGCGTGCTGATCGCCAAGCCGTGAGTTATCCACAGGTTATCCACAGGTTATCCACAGAGTTATCCACAGGCCGGTCTTAAGAATCGCGCGCAGGCAGACCGTCGGACGACCCGTCCGACGTCAGCTTTTCGGGTTCCTGCACGCTCACAGTCCGCATCAGGTCGCGCACCGCAGCAAGGTGCAGCGCCGTCGTGTCGGTGATGCGGACATCGCTCTGGATCTTGTTTCCCCACCGCCTCGGGTCCATCCGTTCGGCCAGCCATTGCCGCGCAGACATCGCCACCTTCGCAGCGTTCGGGTCCATCTCCTCGGCCTCGACCTTCTCGGCCAGCGCCTCGATTCTCTCGGCGTTCAGCAGGGCGCGCGCGTTGCGGACGATTTCGTACCGCTCCATCAAGGCCGGGTCGGACTGCATCTTCCCCCAAAGGATGGCGAACGGA